GTGAAACTAAACGCCCGGCAGGTGGATGCCGCCAAACCTAAAGATAAGCCTTACAAGCTGGCTGATGGTGGTGGTTTGTATCTCCTGATTAAACCTAATGGCGGCAAATACTGGCGGCTCAAGTATCGTGTAGCCGGCAAAGAGAAGCTGTTAGCGCTTGGTGTGTATCCTGAAGTCACATTGGCCGATGCTCGGGCAAAACGTGAAGAAGCGAAAAGGGGTATCGCTGGGGGTATCGATCCTATGGAAGCGAAACGGGAGGAGAAGATTGCCCGTGAAATTCAGTTAAACAACACCTTCAAAGATATTGCCCTTGAATGGCACAGCAGCAAACTAAAAAAATGGTCTGCTGGTTATGCTTCAGACATCCTCGAAGCCTTCAATAAAGATGTGTTCCCATACATTGGCAAAAAACCAATAGCCGAAATCAAACCGCTTGAACTGTTGAATGTGCTACGACGCATTGAGGGGCGCGGCGCTACCGAAAAGGCAAGAAAAGTTAGGCAGCGCTGCGGGGAAGTTTTCCGTTACGCAATAGTCACCGGTCGAGCTGAGTATAACCCCGCCCCGGATCTCACCAGCGCGATGCAAGGGCACGAGTCCAATCATTTTCCTTTCCTCACACCTAAAGAATTGCCTGATTTCTTCAATGCGTTGTCAGGATATTCAGGAAGCGAGTTAGTAGTTTTGGCTGCTCGTTTGCTGATTATCACCGGATTGCGTCCCGGCGAACTCCGTGGGGCATTTTGGGATGAAATCAATATCAGTAAGGCGGTCTGGGAAATACCCGCCTCACGCATGAAAATGCGTCGCCCTCATGTGGTGCCATTGTCCAGGCAAGCTCTTACGCTTATTGGTCAGATCCAAGAGCTAACAGGCAATTACCCGCTTGTGTTCCCAGGCCGTAACGATCCGCGAAAAACAATGAGTGAAGCCAGCATAAACCAAGTCTTTAAGCGGATTGGCTATAACGGAAAAGTCACCGGGCACGGTTTCCGGCACACCATGAGTACCATCCTGCACGAACAGGGCTACAACACCGCGTGGATTGAAACGCAGCTGGCACACGTCGACAAAAACTCTATACGAGGAACGTACAACCACGCCCAGTATCTGGATGGCCGCCGCGAAATGCTCCAGTGGTATGCCGACTATATGGAGGCGTTGGAAAACGGCGAAAATGTAGTGCACGGAACGTTTGGGAAAAGCGCTTAACTGTATGTATAGACAGTGCTAATTGACAGTAGTAGACTTCTGTAGACGAACAATAATTAGGCATAGTCTAGGCTGGTCACCGAAAACCCGCACATCTTTGCGGGCTGACATATCCGAATAATCAGAGGGATGAGGTGGTGTAATGTCTGAAAATATTTCTATACCCTTTTCATTTTGTCGATTAAATAGAGCTGCTGATTTCTTAGGGATGAGTAATGAGGATCTGCTTAGCCTTGCATTATCCGAGAAAATAATTCTTTGTGTTAGGTTAGATGGTTTAAATTCAGTACTTTTGGTCGATGGTAAACCCGATGAGTTGGATGAATGGTATTTATCTTTAAAAAATGATGGCAGTGTATTAGCTGCTGCATTTTATTTATCGAAATACACATCGTTTTCCATTGATCGACTTTCTTACGATGAAGAGAATGAACAATGTATCTTTCATCCAAGGTTTTATCAAAGTTTAGATGCAAAGGGCAATCCATTAGGCAATCAATCCCAAAGTCATAGCGGAAGAGCCTATGGTCTCTGGGTTCCTCAGTTGCCGGTAATAAATTCGATAATGAACTATGGACGTTCTTCTCTTTTATGGGGGTCTTTAGGCCTTTATCGTACAGATGAAAATACACCTGGTTTATGTTTAATTCCTTTGCCGATACACTCCGATAGTAACGATATTGATGATGAGGATGATAGCGATGAATGTGAAGAAAATTATCCAGATGTCGAAATAGCTGCAAATGACTTGTGGATAACATCAGAACAGGTGAGAAAATTACTAAACCATAATGGTGACTACAGCGATCTACCTCAGTGTAGTGATAATGAAACTTTCCTAACTGCCGATTTGGTGAAAAAAGTAAACAAAAATAACCAAAGCGCTGAACGTCATGCAATAAATCGGGAGAAACTATACAAATATGCGATAAGCTTATTATCGAAATATCCTGAGGAATGTCGAGGTGAACGCAAGGAAATAAGTCCTGAAAAATGGCGTGATTGCATTATGGCTCGTCAAAATGAGATACCTCCATTACCAATCACAAATGAAGATGTGATACTAAGACATCTGAGAGCTGCAGCAAATAACAAGGGGTAGAGTAAATTCACTCTACGGGTACAGTAGGTTTACTGTGCCTTATCCTTACCCCACACTAACGACATAATTCCTCCTGTAATCTATTGGCGTCTATCGATGACGCCACACGTAAACAGGAGGATAGATGTCAGTACGACTTATTAAAATGCCTGAAGTTATGCGCCGCACCGGCAATGGAAAAGCTTGGATTTACAGGCTGATATCTCAAGGCCGCTTCCCTCGCCCCGTCAAGGTTGGGGCACGAGCTATCGCATTTGTAGAAAGTGAAGTTGATGAATGGATAAGCCGGCGCATTGAAGAGCGTGATGCTCTAATTTCCACAAAACCTCAACTGTAACTTAGCCCGGGAAATTTATTATGACTAACAAAAATGCCCTCGCCGGGCAGGATTTCGCTCAACCTGAAAACAGCAGCGATGATATTTCGGTCATTAAATTTGAGGCCGCGAAAGTCCGTATTGTTAAGATCAACGGTGAACCGTGGTTCGTTGCAAAAGATGTTTGCGCGGCGCTGGAACTATCCAATTCGCGCATGGCGTTGCAGGCTCTGGATGATGACGAGAGAAATACCGTAACTTTAACTTACGGTATTCGCGGGAACCCAAATCATAGCGCTGTCTCTGAATCTGGTTTCTACAAGCTGATCGCCCGCAGCCGTAAAGCTATTACGCCGGGCACATTCGCCCATCGTTTCAGTAATTGGGTATTTCGCGAGGTTATCCCTTCTATCCGCAAAACTGGCTCTTATGGTGTGCCGTTCGCGTTCCTGAACGACTTTAGCCGGCGCATGGTGGCTTATCAGCAGGAGGCCAGCAAACGCGGGTATAAGTTGCAGCAGTGTAAGGGGGCAAAAGAAGCTCTTGAACAAGAGGAGATTCAGCTGTGGCGTAAGTATCAACCCGAGTTACTGAAGGAAGATAGCGATGAATAAAAAGGCAGGAAGAAGCCGGGATTTTTACCCGGCAGAGAGCATGCTTAATCAGCCCTTTGGCTCGATACCACGCTGCTGGAGTTCCTTGCGAATAATTCTCTTAAGCCATGCGGCTAGAGACTCATCACCATCTTGCTGTTGCGCTCGTTCCATCATCTCTCGAAGCTCTGGATCAAGCCGAAATTGGAATGGAGGATTGCCTCGTCTCTCGTTTTTGTGTGTTGACACGTCAATTACACCCGATGTAATGTGTTTATGTGTAATGACACATTACACACAGGAAATGAAAAAGACAACGCCCCGAAGTGCGGGAACACTTTCAGGGCGTCTAACCAAAACGTTAGTTGAGGTAACATTATGGCTTGCACTAAGTCTACCCAAACACGCCCTGAATTTACATGGCGTTTTCTCACCTTGGGTGAATTCACAAATCAGATCGTCAATGTTACTGCTTCCACCGAGCGCGAAGCCCGCGAAAAAACGCCAGAAGGATGTGTCTGTATTCTGGCGTGTCGATTTCGTGTTGAGGAGGTGCAGCATGTTTAACCTCCAGACCCTTACAGCTAAAGCCCGCGAGCTGCGCGGCAACGTGGTAAAAGCCACTACCACGAAAGGCACCCGCACCATGACGCCCGTTTACGAACGGGAAGAGCAGCGCAAACTGCGCGAGCGCATCCAGCAGACCCAGCCGGAGTGGGTTTTACTCTGGTGGGATATTGCGACCGTAACCGGCTGGCGTACCAGCGACGTGTGCAACTTCCGTTACTCCTGCATCAACTGGGAAACCGGCATTGCAACAATCATCGTGGCGAAGCAGACCAAAGCAGCGGAAGCCAGAGCGACCCGGAAGGGGATCGAGATTGTTCGCCAGCAGCGCAAGGACGCTGCCCGGCTTGCTGGCGATCACATTGCCTACATGCACTGGGATAGCGTGAGCTGCGACGAGCTGGCCGCCGGCATGACGGAAGAAGAACAGGCGATCGTGTTTGAGCTGGTGGCAAAGGCTGAAGTGAAGCACGACACCAAACAGCTGCCGCCGGGCATCATCAAACGACTGCGGGAACGCATGGAGCGCAATCTTATCGGTGACGACCTGGTATTTTCCCGCAGCCAGATTGAAAGTAACCGTTGCCAGTCTCTGGAAGGTAGCGTGAGTCGCCAGACAATCTGGAAGAAACTGCACAACGTAATGCTGTGGTTTACGCGCGTCGTAAACACGCGTCTGCGCCTGAGCGCCTACTCCAGTCGCAAAATTGCCGCCTTTAATCTCATGTCCGCCGGCGGCGAACAGGGATTGCTGGTCGCCTCTGAAATGCTCGGGCACAGTAACCCGGCAATCACCCGAACTTACCTCCAGTTAGGCAGTAAGGCCTCCGCCATTCAATCCCGTCTGGCCATGGAGGTATCTGTATGAAAATGGTTATCCAATTTTGCCGTCTCGGCGCTTTTGCCGATCACGTATCTGAGCAATTAAATAGCGCGCGATATTGTTTTGCCCGCCAGTCATTAAGGGATGGGGAGGGGAAATTATGACTCCTGTTTACGATCTGGTTCGCCGGGCCGACGGCAAAAACGTTTTCAGTTTCCCGGCCGGCGGCCGCTATCTGGTGGACACGTCAAATGGTCTTCAGTCGATGCGCCCCCTTATGGACGACGAGATCATTTTTACGGTAGAGAGTGCCGCGCGCTTTCTGAGGAAAATTGGTTATCAGGTAATCCCGCCAGCGGCGTGAGGTAAAAAATATGACGATTAAAAATTCCGGCTTAGCTGCTGGTGGCCGCGCTCACCCTGAAATCAGGCCGGGCGATAAATGGAAGGACGGTCGGGGCAACATCGTAATTATCGAAAGTTACCGATTCGACAGAGTGACATATTGCCGCGAGGGGTACAGCTCACCGTGTTTTTGCACGCCAGAAAGACTGGTACGGGAATTTGAATTTGTTTCTTCCGCGCCGGTCGCCGGCGAAAAAGATATCGATCGGATTATGCGGGTACAGGGCATCGAACGAATTCGGGTTATGCGGGAAATCATCAGGGAGCGAGGGAACAGAAAATGAAGAATGCACCAAACCTTAAAAAGCAGCCGGCGGATCTCATGGAGGAGTCAATTATCTTTGCCGGAGCCGATGCCTGGACGTTCGCCAAAGCATGGCAGGAAATGAACCCGATTGGTGACACCGTGCCGCCGGTCGTGCTGGATAAAAAGCAGCTGGCGGAGCTGGAGAATATCCGGATTGTGGATGATGGCCGGCTCTATGCCCGGGTTTGCCGTGGCGGGCATCTGACCGAACGGCAGATAACCATTCTCGCTACAAAGCTGGCGGTGGCCGGCGTGGAGCGCGCGCAATTCTACTCTGAAGGTTATCAGCTTCTGGAGGACTGGACGCCGCAGCTGCCTCGCCTCAAAGCCGATGCGGAAGCCGGCAAAAGCATGGCGATCGGCAAACCGCTGACGGATGTAAACCTCCGCGACCTGGCTGATAACGAAAAGGCGCTCATACTGGCCGCGCGTTACACCGGCATTGCAATCAACGAAAACAGCGAAGGTGTGTATGTCTACCGCGCCGGCATCTGGGAGAAAACGTCACTGCTCGAGCTGAGCCGCGAAATGGTGGCTATCTACAACGAGAACAAAACCAACTTCAGCAAGCGCGCGATCAACAACGTTATCGACGCCCTGAAAATCGTTATCCCGGTAATGGGAGAGCCGCGGCGCAGCCTGATCCCCTTTGCAAACGGCGTCTACGATATGGAAACCGGCGTTTTCTCCGAACACAGCCAGGATAACTGGCTGACCAACCACAACGGCGTGACCTACACGCCGGCGGTGCCGGGCGAAAACCTCCGCGACCACGCGCCGAACTTCCATAAATGGCTAAGTTACGCATCAGATAGAGACGCAATTAAGATGCAGCGTATCGCTGCGGCGCTCTTTATGGTGCTGGCGAACCGGTACGACTGGCAGTTGTTCCTCGAGATCACCGGGGAGGGCGGCAGCGGGAAAAGCGTCTTTACCCACATCGCCACGATGCTGGCCGGCGCGCATAACACCGCCAGCGGGAATATGGCGGCGCTCGACAGCGCGCGCGGGCGGGCGCAGTTCGTCGGCAAGAGCATGATAACGCTCCCTGATCAGCCCAAATATTCAGGAGAGGGCACCGGGATAAAGGCAATCACCGGCGGGGATGCTGTGGAGATCGACCCGAAACACGAGCACCAGTACACCGCCGTTCTGCGGGCGGTGGTTGTGGCCACGAACAACACGCCGATGATTTTCACCGAACGCGCCGGCGGTGTTTCCCGGCGCCGCGTAATTTTCCAGTTTAACCGGCGCGTCAGCGAAGAGGATAAGGATCCCGACCTGGCAGAAAAGATATCCGCTGAAATTCCGGTGGTTGTTCGCCGGCTGCTGGCGAACTTTGCGAACCCGGAAAAAGCGCGGGCGCTTCTGCTGGAGCAAAGGAATAGTGAAGAAGCACTGGAGGTAAAGCAGAAAACAGATCCGCTATATGCCTTCTGCGCTCACCTTGAGCGGCTGGCTGATTGTGCGGGAATGATGGTAGGAAACCGCAATCCGCCTCACTATCCGCGAATTTATCTCTATCACGCTTATCTGGCATTCCTTGAGGCCAACGGTTTCGACAAACCGCTGACGCTGAATAAATTCGCAGAGGGGATGGAAAGCGCGATGAGGGAGTTTAATCACGAGTACCGTAAGGAACGGAGAGCACGTGGCATGGTGACTAACGTCGAACTTTCGGAAAGTGCGGAAGACTGGTTACCTCAGACGCATCCTGTAGCCGGTCATAAAGAATGAAGTTCAGATAAATATGGAGAAAGGTATACATGGTATACATCGAGAGAATAATTTATATATAAATCAGTGAAATAAACTATGTATACCTTGTTTTCAGGTATACACAGGGTGTACATGGTGTTCATTCTCTCATTAATCATCTGATGGTTTATTAAACAGAATGATGTATACCGTGTAGACCTGAAATCCCAAAATGTAGGCTGGTGTTCATAGGTTAATCTCATGTTTTATAAGTGATTTATTCTCTTTATGAACACCATGTATACCTTGAGGGCAAATTCTTTAAAACGCATCCACTCTTTTAGCGTTGTACACCCCTGCAATTTCATTAACATCGTTTCATAAATCGCAATTGATTATTCGATTGTTGCGATTTATGGAATTTTAACGGTTGCTATTACAGGGGGCATCATGAGCAAGGTTAACGTTAAGCCCGTCCTGCTGAACGGGGAGCAGATTCAGGCTCTGAAAACCATTCAGGAGAGGGAGCGCCAGAAGTCGGGCATGGGGATCGCGCCGTCAATCCATGCTGTTGCGCGCAAGGTATTTGATGCAGGGCTATCAAAAATGGAGGCTGGCCAGTGAGCTACTCAATCAAGATAGGGAAACACAGCATCGAGCTGGCAGGTTATGCCGGTAAGGTTGTTGCGCCAAATACTCAGATGGCCGCTTTATTCCGTGGTATGGCAGGCGAACTCACCAGCCTGAGGACAACGGCGCAGCAGGCCGAAGCTGAGGCGGATTTGCTGGACGTTATCCGCAACGATCCGGATCTGAACGAACAGGCAAAAAATCGCAGGGCAGGTGAGGCCCGAAACCCGGACACGCTCAAAGACTTTACCCGCGGGGTGGCAGCCGTAAGCGAGCAGGCCGCAAACATTCTCGATTACCTGAAGAACAAGCTCGCTCCGGTTAATCCACTGGCATCTGATGATGTTCAGGGATTCATGCGTGACAGTGAAATGCGCCAGGCATTCGCCCGACTGGATCGCCGCAGCCAGGAAAAAATGCTGCTGTCGATGCACAGTGGAAAGCATCAGGAGCTGGCGGACGCCTTACTGAGGGCGCACGCAGTGTGTTCGGGACTCGATACGGAACAGCTAAAACGTCTCGGCTTCTCCCGAATTGCATCAGAGAACGGGCAGGTGATTAGCGCGGTTGCCGATCTTGTCGACGCGGTAAGGAAGGACGTAGCACAAATTACAGCTGTCCGAACCTGGTATAACAATCTCGTGTACGGGAAGAACGACGATCCATCAGAAGTTCTGCCCCGCATGACCGGTCTTGATCAGTTAAGCGAACATGTCAGCGCGATGCTCAAAGGCAGCCAGCGGCAGACACATTCAGAAGAGAAGCAGGCCGCCTGAGGGCGGCTTTTTTCTGCCCGGAGGGAAACATCACGATGCTATTAAGTAAATCAGCCTACGCCAGGCATATGGGCGTCAGCCGGCAAACTGTTTACGGCTGGATAGCCCGCGGTGAAATTGTAATTTCAGGCGATAAGGTGGATGTCGAAGCATCGCAGGCTAAACAAAATTCTGCTGGTGCTGGCGAACACCAGACTGAAATGACGTGGGCGCAGGCCGCCGCATGGGTATGGAAGCATGACGGCGAGGAAGCGCTGCCGGCTGATATTGATGCTGGCCAGCGTATAGAGGCAGCAGCCGCTGAGCTTGGTTTTGATGTTCAGCACGAGCCCGCAGAGCAACTACTGATTCTCTTCCGGCTGGATGAAGAAACCCACAGCTTCTATGGCAAAGACCGTGCAGCAGGCGCTTTACGGTTTCTTCGTTCTGAGCTGGCTTACGTTGCCACAATGCACCCCGATACGCTGGATGACTGGAACAAAACTGGTTTAATGTCACTCTGCCTGCTGGACGGCGAAAAACTGTAAACCCTCCAGCCCCTCAAACTTGACACTTTTTCGCGAGAAACTGGGAAAAGTGTCAACCCAACCTAACGGATCCTGACGCCTACGAACAGCAGCTACAGCAGAAGTGTAAAGGGCTGGCGTTGAGATTTGTTGAGCCTTTGCTGTTAGCTTTTGTTAATCCTGATGCGAAGCAGGGCAGGTGTCAGCCTGTTATGGTTTGTTATGCCTTATTAGGGAAAACTAGGGAAAACTAGGGGAAAGTATCAACCGCTACCCCTTTAGAAAACTTCAGGTACAGCTCGTTGGTTGCATCTGTCAAAACTTGACACTCACCGGCACCGCCAGCGGGGATTTTGGGCTGTATACGCTCTAAGTTACAGTTTTCTCGAACAGTAATTACGATTTTTTAAGTTATTTTACTTAAAATTCAATGCATTGTAATTGTTAAAAAATCACAAATTATGTCAGGTGTGGCTATGTCTGCGGTTACATATGCTTATATTAATCAACTACTTATGTTGTGGATGTTGTTCTGTTCGCAAAATGGCACATATTGTTTTGTGATTTTTTCACACAGGTACTAGAATGCTTCTAATGCAAGTTAAGTAGTTCATGGAGGTTAAGATGTTTGTTCAGTTTTCTTTTAAAAATTATTTGTCATTTAAAGATGAGGCAACGTTATCGATGCTTGCCGCGAAAATAAAGTCTAAAGATAAAAATTTAGATAAGCGCTCAGTCTTTAACGCTTTCCCTGATATCGACCTTTTAAAAACGGGTGTGATATATGGTGCAAACGGAAGTGGTAAAAGTAATGTCTTTTCTGCTTTATCATTCATGAAGAGAATGGTAATAAACTCTTCAAAAGAATCTCAAGCGGATGAAGATATAAATGTTCTTCCATTCAAGTTGAATCCAAGATATGAAGATGAACCTTCATCTTTTGAAATGATATTTATTATTAACAATAAACTTTATGAATATACGTTTGCTGCTGTTCGTAATAAAATCACATCAGAAACATTATCAGTAATTGAAAAAAACAAAGACGAAGTCATTTTGTTTGAAAGGAGTGCAAAAGAAATAAATGTGCACAAACAATTTAAGGAAGGTATTGGATTAGAAAAAAGAACTAGGAAAAATGCTTTATTCTTATCTGTTTGTGCTAACTTTGATGGTGAAGTATCTAAATCGGTAATTAGATGGTTTAGAAAAATTAGAGTTATTCAAGGCATGAGTGATATAGGCTATCTTCCATTCACTGTAAAGCTTTTGGATGATGAAAATAAGCGTAAGAAAATTAAATCGATTATAGATATGTTCGATCTAGATATTGTTAATATCTCTAAGAGCCAGGTTGAGCAGACAGAGAAAAAAGAAAGTGAGCTTTTGGATGCGATTTTTACAACTATAAAAAAAGATTCAAGATTTAAAAATGTATCGTTACCTCAGCATAATCCGTTAGGAGTCTCAACTACCCATAACCGTTTCAATGATGATGGTGTTTTTGTAGATACGATTAATTTTGAGTTAGGAGAAAACGAATCTGAAGGAACAAAAAAGCTCATTGCATTGGCCGGTCCCTTAATGGATACCTTTGATAACTCATATATATTATTTATCGATGAGTTTGATGCAAGGCTTCACCCTTTGATAACAAAGAAAATTGTTAGAATGTTCAATAGCTTAGATATCAATAAAAATAATGCGCAATTGGTAGTCGCAACGCATGATACAAATCTTTTAGATAAAGATGAGTTACGCAGAGATCAGATATGGTTTGCGGAAAAGGACTCTTTAGGTGGTTCGCATCTAAAACAACTTGTTGAATATAAAGTTAGGAATGATGCATCTTATCGAAAAGGGTATTTCGAGGGTGATTTTGGCGCCATTCCAATGTTGGGTGAGCCAGATATAATCTTTGAATCAGATCGAGATTCAGATTCAGATTCAGATTCAGATTAATGTTCATTATTTTTGCTGAGGTTAGAAATGAAACTAAAACAAAGGAAAGTTGGCAGCAAAGATACTGAAAAAAAAGTTCTTATTGTTTGTGAGGGTGCGCGAACAGAGCCATCATACTTTAAAAAATTTAAGGTAAATACTAAGTGTGAGATTGTAGGTGCTGGTTGTAACACTGTTAGTGTTGTTGAAAAGGCATTGCAAATGTTCTCAACAGGGAATTTCAAAGAGGCTTGGTGCGTCTTTGATAGAGATTCATTCACTAAGAAAAGAGTTAAGGCTGCGCTTACGCTAGCGCGGCAAAATAACATAAACATAGCATTTTCTAATGAATCGTTTGAGTTGTGGTATGTCTTACATTTTGCATATTTAGATACAAAAATTACTCGTGCGGATTATGTAAAGGCACTGACTGGCTATTTGGGTAAACCGTACAAAAAGAATGATGAAGATATGTATCAGATATTACTTGAGAATCAACATAAAGCTATAGAGCGATCGAAGCGTCTTTATAGTGAAATGGTCCTTCCGGGAGCTTGTGAGTGCGACTCTTATCCTTATACTACTATTCATACATTAGTTGAAAGATTGAATAAGTTAGGTCAAGAAATTGGTTCTTAA